TTAGTTACTACGTTGTGAAATAATGATTTTTATTCCTGCAAAATCACCGTCAGTCAATGTACCAGCATCAAATTTTTCTAGATGTGACTTTTCAATAAGCTTTTTATCTACTGCTTGTTTAATGTAGTCACGTACTGCGGCTTTAGTTGTCTCGTTTGTAAATCGCATTGTATCATCCTCCTTTTGTTTTTGTGTATCCTCTACAATAAACTGAACCTTTCCAGCGCTACTCGTTGGCACTACTACTTGTCCTTCTAATTTATAGCCATTAGGCATTTGCCATGTTGTAGGAATTTCAAAATGAGGTGCATCGTATTGCCCTGCTGGCCAAGAGCCTCCCCAAGTGATACCTAGCTTTTTAGCTATTGTCCCCACCTTCAATAGAGTAGAAATATCATATAGATTTCGTGGCGGTGCTACAGCGATATCCCATGCTCTACGTGATGTATGATTACTATTACGCGTCCAGGTAACTACTTGCCCTGGTCTTGTTCTTCCTTGTTCATATAGATAATTTTGGCGAGCTTGGCTGCGATATGTTTCTGTGACGAATATAAAATCAATACCCGCTTTACAACACTCCTGAAAGAGTAATCGACAGGCTGTTTGTGCAGCTACTGTTAATTCCCTTAAATCACGAAATGTTGTTACACTTGTACTCATTTTGTCTTCTCCTCCTTCGTATTGAAGATTTCTAAAGCTTTCTTAACTGGTGCAGGCATGTCCACCCCAAGCTTGGCTGAATTTTCTCCTAAGCTAACAAGCTCGTTCAAAATGAACAATAATACAACTGCATCAGGAATAATCTGTCCAATTGAAAACCCTTGATCTTGTAGCACTAAATAAATTAGATTGGCTACCACGATCCAAACCCACATCATGCCTTTTTTGATGATGCCTTGATAACCCCTCTTACTGTTAATCGTTCCCCAATTTGCTGCCATGCCTGATAAAAAATCAATTACATTCAATATTAACAATACTGTCATCAATAAACCCCATCCACCTACGAACCACGATACTACTCCACCTACTGTGCTAAGTAAAAATTTAAATGATTGTTCCATTTATCTACGTCCTTTGCGTTTTTTTAGTGTAAAAAAAGCCATGAGAAGCATCGAGGTTCAGTACAATGTACCGTTTGCCCATCTCGATTGCTCTCATAGCATAAAAAATAACGCTAGCTTATGCTGCGTTTACTTGTTTTCGTTATCGAGTAATGCTTTTACAGCTTCACGCCACATTAATGGCACTTGGTCAACTGTTCGCAAATTCATTTTAATTAAATCCCAATATAGTTTAGCCATTATAAAACCCCCTTATTTGTTAGTGTTTCTACTACTTCGGCAACAGCCAATTGATTCTCTGTTTTGTCTCGTTGTTGCGCCTCTGCCGATTCAGCTATAGCTAACTTCAATTGTTGTGTTTCCTCTTGTAATAGTTCTAATGCCGTTTTAGGAATATCAGTGTACTCATAATATAACGACTTTGTTTCTTTGTCGTAAAACAATTCGTACGTTTTACCTGGTATGTTTTCAGGTTGTGGAAAAGTGCTCATGTCATACGCTACCGCTATTTCTCCAAACGAAAACACTGCCGATACTTTGACTTTCGTTTCCTCTGAATTTGGAATAATTATCATGTTTGACCCTCCTTGTCAGTTACCAATATAAAATAATTCTACCGTCTCCTCCGTTACCGCCTACTTTATCTCCTGTATATGCTGCTGGGCTATAAGCAGAAGCACCGCCTCCACCTGATGCAAAATCACCGTTGTAACCAGTTGTCCCGTTAGCATTACCGCCTGAACCACCGCTTCCTCCTGCGTGAGTGTTACATATCGTTTGAGGGTTGCTGTTTGGCCCGATCGTAACGAATCCGCCGAAAGCATCAGAGTTCCCTCCTGCGCCTGCTCCTCCGCTATAACTCGTAGTATAAGAACCATCTGTACCGCCTATGAACGCTAGTATCTTGTCTTTCTCTGCATAGCCTCCCATACTCAACGGCAACCCTTGTTTTGGAGGTGATGCATTAGTAGGGCCGTTAGGTGAGCCTAAACCATCACGTTGCCCACCTCTACCGCCTCTGCCGTTATAATCGGGATTGTCAGAATCCCAATACGCACATGTCCCACCTCTGCCTCCGTAAACCGTAGGTCCGCCTTCTATTGAACTAGAAGTTCCAGAACCTGCTATAAAAAACAAGTCACCAGTAGTGGTATTTGGCGCACCTCCTATTCCGCCTGTGCCAACTCGTAACGATATTGTCGAACCTGGACTTACGTTAATGAACCCACTAGCATAAGCGCCGCCGCCTCCGCCACCTCCGCCAATGTACGGTCTAGACCTAGAAGAACCGCCACCACCGCCACCCGCTCCCCATATTTTGTACATAATTCGCGTGACGCCTGTTGGTACGATAAATGAGTAAGTTCCGGGAGTGCCGAATATCTGGGAACCGTTTGTTGGACTTGTCACCCCACTTTCACCCTGTAAGATAAAATTTGTGCCGTTGAACGCTACAGTGTATATGCCACCCGCAATCATAGTGCCGCTAGGGATTTGAGTGCCATTGCTTCTAAGTATAGGAATTGCATTACTGGTCTTAACCCCATCGCTGACTTTTAAAGTAACATTCCCTGTATGGGTGTAGTTAGAAAAAAATCTATAGGCAGACCCTAGTTTTGGCTTAGGAGGATTAGCATCATCCAAAATTATTTTATCAGACGTAACACTCATAGCGTTTATTGTCCCGCCACCACTAACAAACCAAACATGTCCTAAATTGTCTTTGATATGGGTATCTAGCTTCGTATTTACGTTGTTAATAGCATTAGTGTTATCAGTTACTTGTTCGTTAAAGCTCTTTGATTCATCTTCAATACGTTTCATTTCCGTATCGATCTTATCAAGATTGGCGTTAACCACATTTACATTATAAAAATCATCTTCATTATCCTTTGTAAAACCATAATTAGCAGTGTCAGTAGACATTACGATAACACTTCCTCTCTCAGTTGTTTATGTGTATAAGCAGCCAGTTGAGCGTGTGTAAAGCGCGCCAGTGCACTATGTTGGATGTATCTGATTTCCACATAGACCAACATGTTTTGAGGCGTTACTCGCTCAAGTAATACCTCGACAATTTCAAATTCACGAGACACAGTTAACTCTAGCTTTACACGTACCCACTTTTCAGATGTACTGCGAGTAAGCTCGTATTTTCCCTCTCCTAGCAAGCTATCAAGTAGCTGTTTCAGAACTGGAAAACTATAGGGCGCTTGTTCTTGATATCTTGATAAAATACGGAAACGACGTGTTTCGAGTGTTTCGGATTCACCAGTAACTAAACCGAGCATTCTCTCGTAACGATCGGCACCGCGTTCATCTAGGGTTAAGATAAATTGATTACCTAACAATGATTCAGTCAGTTCCCATATACGCTCTAGTGATGGATTTTCAAGTGATGCAATCTTTTGAAGTTCCTTGATTTCATGGAGGATAGGAGGAAAATAGCTTAAAACATCCACTTTTCTAGCCACTTATAGTCCCCCTTTTCGGTATAGCTTCTCTATCAAGTTCAAGGTTGCTTGCCTTGCCATTTAATGTTGTGTTGGCTATGTCGATGACTCCATTAATACCAAGAATACGTGTTTCAATTTGACTTATTCGGATAATCAACCCTGTTTCATCTTCTTGTTTAGTAACTGCAGATGCCCAAAATTCCGCAAGCTCCTCAAAGTATCCATCGATTACTTCTTGGATGGCATTCTCTACATCTTCAAAAGACCATCCAGATTGAAGCGTTATTGTTGTAACTATATTCACTACCGTTTCATTGACAGCTGAGATAGTAACGATGTGATCAATAGGAGCAAGCCCGACTCCATCACCTTGAGCATCTAACGGATCCATTAGATGTTGTACTAACTCAACTAATTCAGTGGATGGCTTCGAAAAAGTAGAATCAATGATTGTAACACCAACAGTGCCGCCTCCATACTTCGCTCGGTAGATGCGTGCACCTCCAACCCCAGGTATGTTTCCAACTCGCTCTTTGTAATCAGCGCGATTCCCACCAAACGAAATACTTTCAAAGCTATTGAAGTAACGTGCCCTAAAAGCCTCTGTATCTTCTTCGTTCTCTCCTGGAATCAACAAGTCCGTTAACTGTGCCGTCTCAAGACCTGCAATGTAATCAATCGGTATAAGCTGTCCTGTCTCGAAATTCCCAACTTCACCCTCTGTCTCACACTCCATCTTAAAAACACCTTTTTCAATTTTTTCAAGGGCTACGTAGTTGTATTCTTCCTGTGAAAATCGTGCGCCTAACGGAACATCAATATTGAAAACTCCTTTTCGAATAGCTTTCGTTGCAGGGGTTGGACTAAGCCCTCGTTCAGCTGCACGCCTTACTAAATTTTCTCGTGAGGCCGTATCTGCGAACATTTGGTTTTCGTAGTTCAGCAATGTAAAAAGTATTTGAGCTGTCTCAGCTGTATTGGCTGCTGTTGCCTGATAAATCAACGATGTCTCTCGTTTATCCTGCGTTGGTACATTGGATAGTTTCTGAACTAATAAATCCTCATAGGAAGTATTTAAATCAAAGGCTACTGCCATCAATAATCCACCTCTTTCTCTGCTGTGATTTCACCAAATATGGTATGTGCTGTGTATTGAATATGCACTTTATTTTTATTTGTTGTTACTTCAAAAGTATCTACTTCCGTAATGCGATCATCCTGTAATAAAGCCTCTTGGATGCGTCGTTTTACTTCACTAGCAACATAGACAGTTGGTTGCCCAATTAAATCATTAGTTTCAAAGCCTGTGTTCCAGCTGTAAATTAAATGATTGTATCGCTCGATATTGAGCATTAAAAAAATCGCTTGTTTCAAGGCCTCTAGTTCATCAACGGTGCCATAACAGCGATCTAATTCGTTATTTATTTTAAAAGTATTAGAAGGTTCAATTTCTTCCTCAAAATCGAATGCCAGTCCATCATTTATGACCTGTGGAATCATCAAATCACCTCTTTATCTATGATTAAATATTGTTGACCACCATGCACGCGAATCATCGTCACTTTGTCACCTGTTATTAAGCCGTTAAAGACTTTAGCTTTCTGCTTTGCTCCACCATTCACACTCACCTCTACTTCATAATCCATAACAGCACGGGTGAGCTTCAATTGTTTTTCTTTTAAAGTCAATTTTTGATCGATTTGAACCTCTAAAGGACCTACACTTATTACATTGCCGTAAATAACCGTAGCAAGCTTCTGTGCATTGAGAACGCCCAGAACAAGTTTCTGAATTTCTTTTAAAATATCCTCCATACTACGCAATGAAATCACCGCCAATCAACGTTAAATCCATACGATGATTAGATTCCTTGAAGGTATGCTTAACACTTTCTACCATCATGAAATTGGCTACTGATACGTCACCAACATACAACAGCACTGCTACCTGACTTCCTCCACGCACAATTGGATTACCAAACACCTTATTGATGTGTAATTTTCGTGATTTACGGTTATAGAACTTGAGCATGCTTGCAGCTTTAGCTTTGCCGTTTTCACCTTCCTCGAACTTATCTGTTAACTGAAGTACACCCCACTCAGTTATCCTGCTATCGTCTTGGACAATGTAAGTATCACGTTCACCAGTCTCTTTATTCTCACGTTCTAACTTGATTTTATTGTACGTGTTTTCATCAATGGATGAGGTGTACTCAAATGATTCACCTGATTCTTCATCTATCAGTAAATCTGTTTGAAGTGTCTTAGCTTCACGTAAATTCAAAGCTCCAAAGTCATCATAGAGCACAAATAGCCTTTGAGTATTAAGAGTCGTTTCAGCCAAGGCATTATCCATGACAGTGAACAGTTCTTGATTATCCTCAACCATAGAAGGAATAACGTATTTTGTATTGTCTATAGTGCCTGTCTTTAATTTAAAGTCCTTTGCAATCATTTGAAGTACTTGAGCAGCTGTTTTATTCTCATACCTATACGTATCTTTATTTTTAAAGTAGCGGAGCTGATCGTAACAAGTAACCGTAATGATTCTGTTATTTGAACGTTTTTTGATAAAAACAAAACCATAGAAAACCTTGTGTCCGTCATATTCGAAACGGACTGCATCACCCTCGTGGAAGCTGAGCATATTATCCTTAATTACATTGAATGTCAACTTTCCTGGAGTACCTTTCCGATTTGTTTCCCACACTATACCTTCCTCTGCAACGCATTCGTATAGCTGCCCTTTACTCATGATATATAGTTTTGATTTAGCCAAGCTTTATCACCTGCCCTGCTTTAATCATGTTTGGATTACTAATATTATTGATTTTTGCTAACTCAGTGTATTTAGAGCCATCACCTAAGTACTTCTTAGCAATAGCCCATAATGTTTCACCTGATTTAACGGTATGTGTTTTTGGGGTTTCTTTGCCTGTAGTTGGCCGCTTCTGCTCTACTACAGCTTTCGATTCGGTTTTTGTTGTACTTCCTGCATTATTAGCTTTTGTAGCTGGCTTCAAGTTGATTTTTTTATTGCCGTACTCCCTGTATTGTTTTAACTGGATTCGTACAATAACATCAAAGCCATTATCGGCTGATTCCTTAATCTCATAATCCTCAAGTGATACTGTCATATTTGTGTCAAATAGTAAGTTCCCGTTCGGCATCATACGATTAACGATAAACTGAAAGGGTTTGTCAGAGATTTTTAATTTTTCTAGTTTATCAAGATAAAATGTAGCTGGTTGAAAACCATTCGGATAAACAGCAAACGGATAGTTGACGTTAGGGAGTAATACCTCAATATCTATATCCGTTAGCCCTGTTCTCTTTATTACATTTACTTCTCCTTCATTCATTAACACCATAGTTTCGTTTCTACCATTAATCTTTAGAGCTAGTTCAGAAGGCGCAATAGGAAACTGTAAACCATCTAGAAAAAAATTATACATCTTCGATTGAACCCCCTTCCGCTAGCATTCCTGAAACTTCTTCAACACGTTGACCAAATCTATCAATAATGCCATCAATATCTAATTCACTGTTGATACGGTTTTCATTTTTCATATCTACTTTGATTTCTGCCGTTGTATAACGATTAATCGCTTCACGTTCAGCTATATCACGGAGATACTTTAAATCCTCATTCATTATTTTAATACCCTCAGTTGCTTTTTCGGTATTGTCTGCTGTTTTCTTACCTAGCTCATTACCTTTATCGAGTTTGTCACCTAACGCTAGCGCATTATTAATGTCATTTTTCATCTTATCTTCTTTATTACTGTCGTTTTTTTCTTCACCCGATTTAAATAGATTGGCTCCCCAATTGTAGCCTTTATCCCAAGACTTACCAAGATCCTTAAATTCCATTTTCGGGGCTTCCCAATAATCATCAGGAGCTTCGCCAATCCAGTTATCCAAAACTCCTCTAAGACCTTTTAGATCACTTGTAATGGACTCTCGGTGACTATACTCTGTGCCCACTTTTAAACCTACAGAAGATGAAATATTCTCTGGTAATAGCTTCACAAACCAATTCCAAGCTCGTATCGCAAAGTTAACTGCGTCAACCATAGCATTAACAAAGCTTGTAGCAAATCCATCCCATCCACTAATCATTGAAATAATTAAATCTAACATATTGGTTGCTAGATTATAAAATAATTTCTTGACCGAATACATCGGATTTTTCCATACATTTACAAAGAATTCCACAAAAGAGGCCCACAAATTCCACATATAGGCTACTCTATTATAAATCCATGATCCTAGCACCATGAAAGCCCCAGCTATTATTCCTGTAGCACTAACCGAGGTCCCAGCAAAATAATTGAAAGCGGCTACCGCTAAATAGAAAAGACCAATAAGAATTACAATGGCTATTACTAAAATAAATATTGGATTGGCTGCTATCGCTGCATTTAAGCCCCATGCTGCGGCCGTTGCGGCTGATGTTGCAGACACACTCGTCCATGTAGTTGCTGTTAATAGTCCAATTGCAAGCGTTCTTAAACCAGTCCAAATCGTACTGGCTATTTCGGCTGCTTTTACTAGTAGTAAAGCGGACTCGTATACCAACATTGCCGCTGCAACAGTACTTATTATAGGAACTATAAACGACCAACTATCCTTTAAACTTCCATCGGGTATAAAAAAATTCAATGTACTCGAGGCAATTGAAGATAATTTCTCCATAGCAATAGCTGCATTTTGCACGAGCTCCTTAAAAAGATCGCTTTTTACAATCCCATCAAATATTCCCTCAAAAGCCAAACCAAGTACAGCATTCCTTATCTTGGCCATAGAAATTTCACCACTACTTGCTATTTCTCGTAATTTCTCAATGAAAGCATTAAGGTAATTCGTAGTATTTTGGACACCATTTGACGTAGACTGAAATACGTTATTTAAATCCTGGCCTTGAAGGTTTCCACTTCCCATTGCTTGTGTTAAAGGTTGCTCGGTTGTTTGTAAACCATTGTTGATTACATTTAACCCAGATGTGGTGTTATGTTCATTGGACAAGAGTACTCTCCCAACTACTTGAAAATCTAAATATTTCCCTGCTATCTCCTTGATTTTAGTTAATAATCCACCAACTGCTGTAGTACCATCCCTAATGTTGTTGCTAAAACTTTGTTGAGCATGATCAGCATTACGAATTTCCTTTTCAACTCTATTAAATTGCTCAGCAGCTCTAGCTAATTCTTTCTGAGCTAGTTGAACACTAGAGGTATCTATCATTTGCCTAGAAGCAGCATGCATAGCTTCCAACTGATTGACCATCCTGGAAACCATTTTATGCATGACTTTAATTGGTTTACTTAAACGATCTTCAATTTGAATTGCCGTACGGATTGTAGCCATGAACTCTCACCTCTTTATTAAAAAAGCATCCTACTCAAAGGATGCTTTTTATGGCTATTGTTTAATAATTTGTACTTTAACTTTCTCTATTTCTTAGTAAATTTATATATTTTCTGTTGTTTCCAACTACATTATCCATGGTTAAATTCACAAGACTCCAAAGTAACTGCCCATCCTTTTAATTGAAAACAGACAGAATTCAAATAAATAAATGTCCCTTTTTTATATCATTTCTTGTAAAGAAACATATAAAACAGCTAGCTTAACGATAGCCATTTAGGTTAACAAGCTACTTCCTAACGCTTTCTACCTTTTCTAGACCCTCGTTTTGCCTCTCGTTCTTGCTTCTTATCTTCTTCGATTTTGATCCTTAGAGACGCTATAATACAAGCTTTATCTGCCAAGGATAGTGACACATATTCAGACGGAAGGCGACGCATTTTGTGCACCCACCAGTGCATTATATTAGCCTCACCATCACCGTCGTCTATTAGTTTTTTATTTCTTCAACCATATCCTCTAGCTCAGCTTGATACCCATTGACTTCCTGTGCTACCGCTGAGGCATCTGCAATCTCACCGATTGTCAACATCTTTCCAAGTAAAGCATCTGCCCCCATTACACCATAAGAATCCTGTAGCTCTTTATCGTTTAAATTAGGATATACAATTGATTCTACAGTTAGTAAACGTTGGTATTTAAAATGATCAAAATCAGTATTATACTGCCCCTTACGCTTTCCTTGCATGATCATAGAACGCTTAGTAGATTCAGATTTTAATTCCTCGTCCCGTTCTGGCGAAATTGGCGCGAACTCCCATTCAATTGGATCGCCATGTTCATCCACGAATTTCTTTGAAATAGCATGCTTAATGTTTTCATTTTGCTTTTTATTGTGTGCAAAAAATGCAGTTAAGTTTGACATAATTAATCACCATATCCTTTTTATTTATATTTAAAAGAGCCCATATATAATGAGCTCTCGTCTTATAGCATTTCTTGTAAAGTTGTAAATTCTTCTGGCATATCCCAATCCTCGAAAGTGAAATCTATAGAGTCTTCTAAGTACTCCGCATCTGCATCTAATGCAGCGATGATCCCTCCATCCATATTACAATCAATTAGAATGGTTGTTTGACGGCCTACCGACGCTGAGCCATCTTCGTTAGTCACTTGGATATCAAAATAAATATCCTCCCCAGTGTCTTTGTAACGCTTTAATAACTTACGGAATATTGAAGTATTAAAGTGGAATGTAGCGCTGCCTGTATACTCTGCGCCAGTAGCTTTGTTACCCTTAGCAACACGCCCCATAATAGGAACTTGCGTTTTAGTTTTATCCATACGGGCTTCTAAATTAATTAATTGAGCAAATAAGTAACGACTGCCTTCAACCGTCACGTATGCTCGACCTTGTGCACCATGAATGGCATTGCGAGCATGCATAGTAGCATCCGCAAAATACTGTAGATTCAATGGAATTAATGTTTTATTTGATTTCATCTGTTTGCCCTCCCCTTAAGCTACTGTTGTTGTGATGTAAAGTTGTGACATCGCAACCGTAGGAATCACGACTTCATTTACTACAACAGCTTTCTTTGAATTACCTTGTGCAACCGTTAGTTCATCCTTGTTGTAATTTTGGATAGCTCTAATACGTTGCATTTCCTTTCGATGACTACCAATGTCATTCCATAAAGAAATACGACCATCTTGATCATTTGGCACCTGACCTAAATAACGAGTGTTAAACAATTGAGCTGTATCAATCGCAAGCTGATCAAGCACACGAATGACTTGATTCAAACTGAAGTCCTCGTTTTTCTCATCTGAAAACGATATAAAGGTATTCACATCTTCAAGTACACGAATTTCATCCCCAACACGATGTAATAAATATTTGCCAGCCTTTAATAAAGTTGTGAGTTGTGACTGTGTCTTTGTTTCAGACATATCAACTGTAAATTCACCTTCGTATTTTTTATTAGTATTTGACTTATTGACAGCCACTCCAGCCTGAGCACCAGATACCCAATATACTGCACCAAACACTTCTTCTTCTGGTCCGTTAGTATCGTTTTGTACGTCAATAATCCCTTCATGGTTAGCACTGCCAAGTTTATGACCTACAAGTTGGAATTTACCACCAATTTGGTCACGAATACGCTTTGTATACTCAATATATAACGATTTAATTGAACTTTCGGAAGACAAGCAGCCAAGAGTATTGAAACCATATGCTTCTAAAGCATCTAGTGCCTCTTGATGTGCCCCACCAGTAATAGCTAAGCCATTGGAACCTCCAGCTAATGCGGTACCAGCTGTAACAGCTAAAGTTGCATTCGTTTTAAACACAACAAAATCATTAGCGATTAATTCTGTAGCAGTAGCTACCGCAATTTGTTCGTCTACTAACACATTAGCTAGCAATGTTTTAACATCGAATTTCGATGGCTCATCGACATTTGCCTGAATGACAATCGTAATATCATTCCCTCGTGTACCTTTGAACTTAGCTGTTGCAAAATCATTTGTAGCCGCTTCTGCATCCACAGCAAGTTTGTAAAAATAAACCGTGATAGCATTTTTAAATACATCACGGATACCTTTCATTTTTGAGTCCATATATTCATAACCAAAAATTTTGCGAGAATTCTTTCGTAAATCCTCTTGTGTTACAGCAAATACTTCTCCATCTACGCCCCAGTCAAGTGCAATTGGCAAACCAACGTAACCGCGATTGCTTAGATTTACAAATGCACGAGTAGCGCTAATAAAATTGTGATATTTCCCTGGTAATACTTTGTTTTGTGATAAAAATACTCCTCCACCTAACGCCATATTAATTACCTCCCTTATCGAATTTCTTCAGTATTTCATCCACTTGAGCGAATGAATAAGTTTTTTCTTTTTCTAACAATGCATTGAGTGCATCACGGCGATATATATACTTTTGACTTTTTGAAAGTTGCTCTTTTGTAAATTTCGGTAAATCCGAACTAATTACCTTTTCAACGTTTTTGCTTTCCATCAACTCAACCTTCTTCTGAATTGCTTTCGCCAACTGAAACCACCTCTTCTTTGTTAATATTATGATCTAATGACCCCATAAAAGCTTTCTCTTCAATTTCTTGTAAGAAGAAATTAAAATGAATAAAATTATTACCAATGCCTTCAATAACTTCGCTAGTTGCTCCGGTACCAAGCAGTAGTGAACCATTTAATAATGTTATTTCTTTGATTGCTTGTTGAACCTTTAAAGTCATATTAGACGCCTCAGGTATGCCATTTTTAGGGAAATACTTCACGTTAAAATGTGCTGTTACTTTCCATCGACCACCTATTTGTCGGATATGCTCTAAGCTCAAAAATTGAATTAAAAAAGCAGGCGTATTAAACTCCTGCGGTAATTCATCAATATATTTTTTATATTCCGCTCCGAAAGCTTCGTGGAGCTTACTAGATAAAGCGTTTTGAATATCATAAATTTCCAT